AGAACATACAGTGGTACATGTTATTATGTTGCAGCCACAAGTAATACAACTGGTTCAATTAATATAGGAGCTTTATCTACTTGTACATGTCCATCAGGAGGAGGTACACCTGATCCTGAAAGATACTCATTAAAACTATGTGAAAATGATCAAACAGGATATGTTTCACCTGAGACTACAGACCAAATTGATTTAGATATTGATCCTAATGGTGAAACTGGTTCTAGAGTACAGGATGCAAATGGATTTATATATACAGTTATAGGAACTACTACTAACACAAATGGAATTGTAGGAGCATTAGTTGATTTAGGAAGTAATGGTTGTCCATCAGTAACAGTAACACCTACTACATTTTATTGGCTATTATATAAATGTACTACTTCTCAAGGTGGGTTTGTTTCAGAACAGACTACTGCTGAATTAACAGGTATGACAGAAGATCCTGTAAATGGTTCTAGAGTACAAGGACCTGATGGTATTGTTTATATTGTATATGGGCAAACATCAGATCCAAGTCAGTATACTGGTGGTATTATATCAGTAGTTAGTTTGAGTGCTACTGGGTGTCCAACAACTCCTGATCCACCACCTGATATTTATTATTGGGAGCTTAGACAATGTTCTACAAATAATACAGGTTATATATCAGCTCAAACAACAGACCAATTAAGTGATTTAGCTGTAGGAGAATTTGTTTTTGAAACTGCTACACCAAGTCAAATATATGAAGTAACAGGAACTAGTCAATCAGGTACATCAATTGGAAGTGTAACAAAATCTACACTAACAGCTTGTCCATTATATTGGGCATTAAAACAATGTGGAACTTTACAAGGTGGATACAGAAGTGGAAACACAACTTTACAGTTGCCAAATCTAGTTGAAAATGATCCTAATGGAACAAGAGTTCAAGATCCTAATGGAATTTTTTATATAGTTGTAGGTACTACAAACTCAACTGCTAATGTAGGAACTGTAACAGACACAGGTGCTACTGGATGTCCTACACCACCACCAGTTATAAACTATTATTCATTACAAAAATGTGATGATGGTACAACTGGTTGGAGATCACAACAAGATAATACACAGATTACTTTTAACACAAATGATATTGTATCTTTTGGTAATGGTGGAACTACATATAAAGTAGTAGGATTGGTAACATCAGGAAACAATGCAGGACCTATGAGTCCTACTTCATTTACAAGTTGTCCTACATCACCACCACCTACTCCACCACCACCACCACAAGGTCCATATTATGCTCAGTTCATTACTTGTGATGATCCTGCAGGTGCAGTTTTATATGTTGTAAGTCAATCACAACAAATATCTTCATGGTGGGTTATACAAAGTGGAGGACCAACAGGATATGAATGTTATAGGTGGGTTACAAATTTAGAAAATGCAGTAAATCCACAAGACATAACAAACTTCACTATATTTTCATCAGCAACTACATCAGGAGAAAATTGTATAGAGTGTAATGAAAATGCACCTACACCACCTACACCACCTACTCCTCCTCCTACACCAATATGTGGAAGTCAAAGTTTATTTTATGCATCAACTGCTCCTGATTTATGTAACCAAACTACACCTAGAACTGTTTATATGGATGCAAATACTATAGAACAAGCAAATACTATTTATACAGATTCATCTTGTAGTACTACATTGTCTGTTGCTAGGTATTTTGCAGACCAACCTTCAGGTAACTATTATTACTGGTCAGGAACTAACCTACAAGGTCCATACACTAACAGTTGTCAATCACAATAAAATAAAAAGAATGATTAAAGAAGTAGAAAATTTTATAGATAAAGCAGAAGCAGATCACTTAATGTATTTAATAGATAAATTTGCACATAAATCTACAGTTGCAGGTTCTAAAAATCAATACAGTAAATTAGATACTGCTAGAACATCATACTCAGCAACATTAGATAGTAAAAATCCTACTATTAAAAAGATTCATCAAAGAATTGCTAAATATTTAGGTGTGCCTTTTAGTAAAGGAGAAGTGTTACAAGGTCAGAGATATGAAAAAGGTCAATACTTTAGAGAGCATCCTGATTACTTTATAGGAGAACACTATGATATGAATTGTTTGTCATCAGGAAACAGAACTTATACATTTATGTTGTATTTAAATGATGATTTTACTGGAGGTACTACAAACTTTAGACATCTAAAAAAAGAAATACAGCCAAAAAAGTACAAAGCTGTAATTTGGCACAATTTACATATGGGAAAACCTGATGAATATAAATTGCATTCAGGTGAAGATGTAAAAGAAGGTACAAAATATATAGTAACATCATGGTGGAGAGAGAATAATTGGAATGGATCAGATGATTACAAAGAATACCAAAAATTATTAAAAAAATCTCAATTAAGTATTATATAAGTAGCATGTTAAAGAACATAATAGACCTCTTACAAGTAGTGAATGGTGAAACTGAAAGAATAAAGTTTGCACAAGGCTCTAAATATCTTCCTGATAATTGGAAAGATGGTTTAAAGATTGCTAAAAGAATGGCTAACTGGGAAATAAATAAAAACAAATGAGTGTTATAAAAAAAATACAGTTACTTTTTCAAGTAGATAATACAGAGGCTAATGAAGCTATTGAAGAAACTGCTCAAGAAGTCAAGCAGGTTGAAACTAACATGGAGGATGTAGCTGAAACTGGTGATATATTTACTGGTGGAATGATATCACAATTTAAAGGAGTAGTAAATAGTGTAAAAACAGCAGTAGCTAGTTTAAGAACTTTAAAAGGAGCTTTGATTGCTAGTGGTATTGGACTTTTTGCAATAGGTCTAGGATCTGTAACAGCAGCATTTACAAATTCTGAAGAAGGTCAAGATAGATTTAATAAGTTGATGTTAAGTTTCAATGTTATTGTAGGTAACTCTATTGATATTCTAGAAAACTTAGGTAAATCTATTTTAAGTGCAGGTAAAATATTAGGTAAAATTTTTACTGGACAGATAGGAGCAGCAGCTTTAGAGTTTGACAATCTTAAAGAAAGTGTAGGTGATACAGTTGAAGGGATAAAAGACTTTGGAAAAGAAACTGCTAAAGAAATAAAACAAGCAAGATTATTATCAGACCTAAGAGCAGCAGCAGATAAAGATGAAAGAAAACTAATAATTGATAGAGCAGAGGCAGATAGAGTAAGAGCAGATTTATTAGAAAAAGCAGTTGATAGAGATAGATTTTCAACTCAAGAAAGAATACAGTTTCTAAAAGATGCTAGTGCTTTGGAGGAAACAATTACAAATCAAGAAATAGATTTAGCACAAACTAGATTAGACAATCTTAAATTACAAAACAGTTTTGGTCAAAGTAAAAAAGAAGATTTAGATGCAGAAGCTCAATTAACAGCAGAGTTAATAACACTTGAAACTGCAAGGCTAACAAAACAAAAAGAGGTAACTAGTCAAATCTTAGCATTAAAAACTGAAGAAAAAGCAGCTAATGATGCAGCAACTGCAGCAGCAGAGGCAGAAATAAAAGCACAAGAAGATGCATTAAAATCTTTTGAAGAAAAAGAACTAGAAGCTCTAGCAATTACAGAAGAATTAAAAACAGAGTTAGCAGTTAGAAAATCTGATGAAAGATATGAGGCTTTAATAAAGTTAGCTAGACAATATGGAAAAGACACATATGAACTTGAAACAGCACAAATTTTAGCAAGACAAGACATATTGTTAGCAGCAGGAAAGGATGAAGTAGCTTTAGTAGAAAATACTGAAAAAACAAAACATGATGTTCTCTTAAAATTTACTGCAATAGGTTTAGCATTAGCAACAGAAGGATCAAATGCAGGAAAAGCCTTAGCAATAGCAAATGCTTTAATATCAACTTATTCAGGAGCAGCACAGGTATTAGATGATAAAACATTACCATTAATAGCAAAGATAGCAGGAGTAGCAACAGTACTTACTACTGGTTTTACACAAATTAGAGCAATACAGCAAACACAAATACCAGTGCTTAGTGTAGGAGGTGTTTCAGCAGCAGGAGGTTCACCTGCACCTCAAATACAAGCACCTTCATTTAATGTTGTAGGTGCATCACCAATTAATCAATTAACAGAAGCTATAGCAGGACAACAACAACAGCCAGTAAGAGCTTATGTAGTTGCTAATGATGTTACAACAGCACAAAGTGTTGATAGAAATGCAATTCAAACATCAGGAATTTAAAAAACATGATAATAAACCAATTATAATAATATGAAGATTATAGAATTAATATTAGATGAAGAAACTGAGTTTAATGGAGTAGATGCAATTTCTATTGTAGAAAATCCTGCTATACAAAGTAACTTTGTTGCATTAAAGGATGCAGACCAGGTAGTTAAACTTGCAGAGGTTTCTAAAGATAAAAGAATATTATTAGGAGCAATTCTAATTCCTAACAAACCTATTTTAAGAAAAGGTGATGATGAAGATTATTACATATACTTTTCCAATGACACAGTAGAGAGAGCTAGTCAGATGTATCTTAAACAAGGTAATCAACATAATGCATCATTAGAACATGAATATAATTTAAAAGGATTGACATTAGTAGAGAGTTGGATAGTAAAAGACCTAACACATGATAAGAGCAGGTTATATGATAACACTAAAGATGTTCCAGTAGGTACATGGATGGGTGCAATAAGAGTAGACTCTGATGAAGTATGGGATGGTTATGTTAAAGAGGGAGTTGTTAAAGGTTTTTCAATAGAAGGCTATTTTGCTGATAAAGCTGAAAGACCAAAAGAAAAGATAAATGATTTTTTAAATGAAATAGAGTCCTTAGAGGCAGAGTTTTTACTTTCTGAAATAGAAAACATACTAGATGATAAAGAAGTTAATCTAGAGAGCTTTAATGACTATCCTGAAGGTGTAGCAAATAATGCTAAAAGAGGAATAGAGTTAAATGAAAAGATAAAAAACAAGTGTGCAACTGATGTAGGTAAGATCAGAGCAACACAATTAGCACAAAAGAAGAACATTTCAGTAGAGACTATTAAGAGAATGTACAGCTATTTATCTAGAGCT